GAAGAAAAAATGACCAAAGCAGCAGAATTAGCAAAGATGGGTGAAGTCCTAACCAATAGTCAGATTGGTGGGCGAAGGAATATTATCATCAATGGTGCAATGCAAGTGGCACAGAGAGCTACTAGTGCAACTAATGTTGGTTCTACCACATCAGGATTTCATACTCTTGATAGATTTAAACATTTTTCAGATGGTAGTAGTGCAGGAAGGCTTACTATGTCACAATCTACTGTATCAGACCTTCCCGGATTTGCTAATGCTTTAAAATTAGATTGCACTACAGCCGACACTTCTATAGCTGCAAACGAATACTTTATTTTGAGTCACCCACTTGAAGGACAAGATTTACAACAACTTAAAAAAGGAACATCAAGTGCTGAAAAAGTTACACTATCATTTTATGTAAAAGGTAATGCGAGTGCCACATATTCACTAGAACTTAATGATGGTTCAAGACGAATAGGACAAACATTTTCTGTCACAACATCATGGAATAGAGTAGTTTTAACATTTGATGGTGATACTTCTGGAGCTATTGATGATGATAATACTGTTGGTATTTATGTAAATTTTTGGCTTCATGCAGGTTCAACATTTACTGGAGGTACACATGGTACTTCTTGGGCTACTCTTGCAGATAATGAAAGAGCAGGTAATTCTACATCAATTTTTGATAGCACAGATAGAACACTTGAAATTACAGGCTTACAAATGGAAGTAAGCTCACAAGCCACACCATTTGAGCATAGGTCAGTTGGGGAAGAACTAGCTTTATGTCTTAGATATTATTACAAAGAAGCCTCAACAAGAAGTGCTTTAGTTTATCAAGATGGAAACGTATATGTTCAACATAATCACCCATTTCCAGTGCCAATGAGAGCAAATCCTACTGTTGCTATAGGCACTACTTATGCAAATTCAGGAACTATAAGTGCTACACAAGCTGCAGGAATTTCTACATTTGGTTGTATAGTCGCTATGGATGCGACAGGTGCAAATCCTAGATTTCAATATGCAAATTTTTCAGCAGATGCAGAGTTATAGGAGATATAATGAATATTACTTCAGCAAAATATTATACAGAATTTAATGGAACAGATAATATAGGTATCAAATTAAAAATAGGTGATGAAACATTATTTGTACCACTAGACCCTGACAACAGACACTACCAAGCAATCCAAGAATGGGTGGCTGAAGGCAACACAATACAAGAAGCAGACTAATCATGGAAAGCATTGACCCAATGTTATTTTGGAACATAATCCTGACTATGGTCGTTGTACCATTTGGTTGGGCATTTAACAAGATGTTCCAAGAGGTAAAACGAATACAGATACTCCTTAACAAGACACGAGAAGAGTATGCACGTAAAGATGATGTAAAAGATGATGTGCATGAGTTGATGGATGCACTAAGAAGATTAGAAGATAAGTTAGACAAAGTATTGATGGGAAGTAGATGATGGCAAGATTCAAAGGCTTTAAGCCACAAGCAATGCAAAAGATAGCAGGTAGACTTGGATATACAGGTTCTATGGCAGACTTTGATAATTATCTTGAACAGAATCCTGAAAAGAAAAGACAGATGATTGTCTTCCAAGAAGCTGCAAAAGAGATGGCTCGTGGTGGTGTTGTAAAAATGCAAGATGGTGGTGGTTTAATTGGAAGAGTAACAGATGGTATGTATAGAGGTCCTGCTCTAGGTGACGAAGTAGGAACTTTGGGAAGCGTAGCACCACCTACACCTAGTCCTCTTAGTGTACCTGTGCCTCCTGAAACACCAACATCTACTGCAGGTAGCATTGGTGATGTTTCTGCAGAAAGAATGTTTAATCCTAACTTACCTGCAGGAACTACTGTAACACCATTTGGTGTGCCAACAGAGCAAGGACAAATGATATCACCTGTTTCAGGTCAAGTATCAGGCACAGTATCTGTTCCTACTGCAATGGCTCAGACCACTATGGCAACTCAACCTGTTGGACAACAAGCAAATCTTATGGATGCTCAAAGTGTTGCAGAGCAAGTTAATACATCTTTAGATACACTACAAACTGCCTCAACCACACCTGATGACCCAAGAGCACAGGTATTAGCAGCACAACAAACTGCATCAAGTGTAGGTAATTTATCATCTGCTCAAGGTAATGCCATATTAATGACTAACCCTATGCAGAGAGAGATACAGGCAGGAGAGCTTGTTGACTCTGTAGCAAATGCAGACAAGGCATCTAAATTTACAGAACAGGTTCAAGCTGCAACTGCCACACCCACTGACCAAGCAACTGTAGCAGGGCAACTAGCAAATTTAACTGCAAACTTTGATGCGACAAACCCACCTGCATGGGCAGCAGGAGCAATCAGAGGTGTACAAGCAGTTATGCAACAAAGAGGATTGGGTGCATCTAGTATTGCAGGACAGGCACTTATTCAAGCTGCTATGGAATCAGCTATACCTATAGCACAAGCAGATGCAAGAACTGTCGCTAGTTTTGAAACACAGAACTTATCTAACAGACAACAAAGAGCTATGTTATCTGCTCAACAGAGAGCAGCCTTTATAGGTCAAGAGTTTGACCAAGGATTTCAAGCAAGAGTGCAAAATGCATCTAGAATTGCAGACATAGCAAATGTAAACTTTAATGCAGAACAACAGATAGCTTTAGAGAACTCTCGTGCTGCAAACACTGTAAACTTAAACAACTTATCAAATCAACAAGCATTAGTGATGGCACAAGCATCTGCTCTAGCTAACTTAGATACTGCTAATTTAAGTATGAGACAACAGTCTGCAGTGCAAAACGCACAAAACTTTCTACAATTAGAAATGGCTAACTTGTCAAATAAACAACAGACTGAATTGTTTAAAGCACAACAAAGAACACAATCTTTGTTTACAGATCAAGCTGCAGAAAATGCTAGAAGACAGTTTAATGCATCTAGTCAGAATCAAGTAGATCAGTTCTTTGCTAATCTAGGAACACAAGTAGCACAGTTCAATGCCACACAAGCAAACGCACAGGCACAGTTCAATGCAGGACAAGCAAACACTGTAGAAAGATTTAATGCAGAACTTAATAATCAAAGAGATCAGTTCAATGCTCAAAATCAACTAGTCATAGGTCAAAGTAATGCACAGTGGAGAAGACAGATAGCTACTGCAGATACTGCAGCAGTTAATCGTGCAAATGAGTTAAATGCTAATTCACTTCTCGGTATATCAAAAGAAGCCTATGATAATCTTTGGACATACTATGCAGATACAATGGAATGGGCATGGACAAGTGCAGAGAGTGAATTAGATAGAATCCAAAAATTAGCAGTTGCTAACTTACAAGCAGATTCACTAAAAGAAGCTAGATCAATGGAAGCAGATGCAAAGGCAGCATCAGGACTTGGAAGTATGGTTGGAACTATATTGACTGCAGGAAAAGATTCTTTGATTGGAGGATGGTTTAGTTAATGGCTAATTATATAGAGAACAATCGTAATACTTGGTTTATTCTTGATGATGAGTTAAAAAGAATGGGTAATACACCTGTAAAAAAGAACAAACAAAGTTTACTTCAAAGAAAAGATAGAGATGAATCAGATAACATGTTAAGCACAAAGCAATACATGTTAACAATAAGAAATGCTTTCAAAAGGAATATGGAAGCAGAAGAAGAGGTATAAGAATGTCAATAGAGTTAGAACCTGAATTAGATGCTCCTATTCCGGGAATGTCACTAACACACGAACTAGGTGCTAGACCTTGGCAAACTCCACCTGAAATGGCTACAGTTGAGGATGCCATAGACTTTTACATACCTAGAATAGGTAATCCTAAAACTATAAATCAAGTTCTAGGGTTGCTTGAAAGTGGCACACCATTAACAAACATAGCAGAAACAATGACCTTAGTTGGGACTATGGAAGGTAAACATACTGTTGATGTTGCAGTATTGATGAATCCAATAATAGTAGAATACTTAAAAGGTATTGGTGATATTACGCAAACCCCATATAGATTACAAAGAGATGATATGGATATGGAAGCTAATCCTATTCTTGCAGAAAAAGCATTACAAGAATTAAATAATGAAAACAAAGTTACTGAAGAACAACAAACAGAGATAGCAGACTTATCTAAAGATATATTAAAAGAAGAAAAAAAGGGTTTAATGTCTAGACCTGTAAATGAAGAGGAAGAGATATAATGGGATTATCAGTAGTTCAATCATTATTAATAGGTGGTGGTAAAGCTGCCGATGTTATACGTGCATCCGATATTAGGAAGTCTAAAGAGTATAATGATGCCTTTAATAATTTTATTGATAACAATGTAGGTGCATTAAAAAAAGCTAGTGCTAAACAGAGCTTACTAACAAATAGAATGAAAAAAGATATATCTCAAATTATTAATACTTATTTAACAGATAGAACTGACATAAGTGATAAAGTTAAAACTGAGATAGCTAACACTATATATGCAAGTCATGGTTATAAATTAGACAATGTAAATAGTGATGTGAAAAGTAGATTACAAAACTTTTTGTTAGCAAATCCACAAAAAAGTGCAAAAGATTTTAATTACGTAGATGCGTATATTACAAATACAAAAGATATTAAATCTGATAGAACCCTAGATCAAATTGCAAAGAAAAATGCTCAAGAAATAGCACCTATGCCTGTTCTTGATTTAAAAGCAAAAGCAGAAGGTCTTGGTAGGTACAAAGAAAGTGCTTTCTTTTCTCCTGATACAAGTAAAATTGAACAAGATTTACTATCTGCAACAGGATATAAGCCTGATGAAGATATACCTGAAGGTCCTACTGTTCAAACTGCAGGTCCTGTAGCTGATGAAATGCAATTATTAAGAGCAAGTAATTTAAGAAAAACTGCAGAAAATACGTTATTACAAAGAAATAAATTATTAAAAGATCTTCAAACAGGTGAGTTTGGTACAGATCAAATAAATAAACTATATAACTTTCAATTAGGATTGGCTTACAATGCTCAAGGTTTAAAAGTAGGTCAGGATGCCCAAGGCACTTTAAAACCAAATGAATTTGGTCCTAGAACTTTAGATGCTCAAAGAGACTCATTTCAATTTTTAGTTGATAGAATAATAGGTGCAAAAACACCTTCTCAATCTTTAACTCCATATATTAAGACACAACAAGTAAGAAATGATTTAGCTGCCATAGCTAAAAATATAAAGCCTGTAATAATAGATGGTGATAACGTAAAAGATGCAGATAGAATCATAGGTAGAATATATGAAAGCAATGGTACAAGATATATTTTTCTAGGCGAAAACATACAATCTATAAAATTAAGTGATTAGGTATAAAAATGAACAGACAAGAGTTACTGAAAGAAAAAGAAAAGCTAACTCAAGATTTACCTAGCTTAAATATACAAGAGTCTCTTAAAGAAAAAGAGAGATTTACATTAACATCACCTAGTTTAAATATTGAAGAAGAGCTTAAAAAGAAAGAACAATTCATTCCAAAAACTGTGGACACAACTCCTAGTGTCGTTACTCCTATTGACGCAGTTCCCCTAAAAAAATTAAGTAAAAAAGATTTAATAAATGACGAACAATACTATAATGATGTATTACAGTATAGAGAAGATAGATTTGGTACTGATAAAAAAGAAGGCACTAACAATCTATTGTTTGGTTTTATAAAAGGTGAATTAAATCAAGAAAATTTAGTAGATGACTTTTTAGATCATTACAGATTTATGACAGGTAATGAAGTGGATGCTGCACAAGAATTAGATTGGTTAAAAGGCTTAAAAAAGAAAGAAGAGTTAGCTTTACAAAATGCTAAAAATGCAAAAGTTCCAAATGAAGAAACAAGATATTTGGATGAAGCAAAAAAGTTTTCTGATATGCGAAAAAGAGCAGCTAGAATTTATTCAAAGACTTTGCAACTAGGAGATTTAACTGATTCAAAAAGATATGAAGGTATGTCTGTGTATGAGAAAGTCGCAGACGTAGTTGACACTGTTGGTGGTCACGTAGCAGCAGGTATATCCTCTCCCTTAACAATAGTTTCTGTAGGTGCAGGTAAAAAAATTGCAACAGAGTTAGCAAAGAGAACAGGCATAGGAACTGTATCTCAAGTATTATTAGCTGCTGCGACAACTGCTCCAATAGATGCTACTCAAGCAGGTGTAGTAGACGTGCTCATTCAAGGCTCTGAAATAGAGATGGGTATAAGAAAAGACTATGATGCTAAAAGAACTGCAACTGTTGCAGGTGTATCAGGTGTGATATCAGGAACTTTGTCAGGTGTAGGACAAAGACTGTCACTTAGAAAGGGTTCAGGTCTAACTGAAGAGGGTATAGAAACTGCAGTAAAAAAAGTAAAAGCAGAACAACAAAAAGTTGCACAAAGAAAAATAAAAGAGATTGGGGATCAATCAAGAGAGTTCTCTGATAGCTTTGCCAAAGATGTAGAGAAGACTTTTGGTAAAAAGGCAGTTGTTAGAGATGCTAGTGGTAAAGTTGTTAATATCAACGAAGATGTTATCAAACAGGCAGGTAGAGAAAAAATAGAGGCTCTAGATGCCACTTTATTAAAAGAGAAACAACAACCTATAGATATTCTTGAACCTGCTTTAGATTTTAACACCTTTCAAAGAGTTTTAGCAGGTGTGTCAGAAATATTTGTAGATGGTAAAAATAGAATAGATGACTTCATAGACATGGACAAAGCAGGTGTTATGCAAACCATAGGTAAAGAAGATTTTATAGCAACTGCAAGAGCTTCTGTAACAAATGCACTCAGACCCTTAGGTAAAGATGAAATGATTAGCTCTAGAGTGTTTGAGGTCATTTTTAATGATTATGTTAAAAAAGATTCTATTTATGAAATATTAGCAAAGTATGGTGTTACACATAAAGATTTCTCTGCCATGATGTTATCACATATAAGTAGAGCAGGACAAACACTTGCAGAGGTATCTAAGTTACCTAGAAATTTAGCTAGAGGTAACAAGATAAAAACTGCAGATGAGATTGATGAGGATATATCAAACACTGTAACATCAAATTCTTACAATAATCTGTATTATAGATTAGAAAATATACGTAGGGGTACATTAGTTTCAGGTATAGCGACTGCAGTGCGAAACGGATTAGCACAGTTTCCAAGAGCAGGTATTGATACTCTTGGTTATTTGTTTGAAACAGTATTTAATCCAAGTAAAAGACAAGGAATGAAAGCTACATTTTCTCAGTTAAAGTACACTTTTGCTAACACAGGTGATGCTGTTTCTATATCTAATGCTATACTAAAAAACTTTGATGTTCAAACTAGAAGGATGTGGAATCAATATAGTGAGGTTGGACATGGTTTAAGAAAAAGAAATCCTAATCAACATGCAGTATCTAATATAGATGTAAAGAAAAAAACAAAAGCACCTAAAGGTTTAGATATACAAAAAGAAAGATTTAGTGTTCTTGATAAATGGGAAAACTTAATACATACATTTAACGTATTCAATAGATTTCAAGAGTCTGTATTTAGAAGAGGTGCATTTACTGCATCTATTGACAGACAACTAGCAGAAAAAGGAGAAAACTTAGTACAAAGAATGGAGGATGGAACTTTCATGAGATACTTAGATGAGGATATTGTAAAAAAAGCAGTTGATGACGCTTTAGATTTTACCTTTGCATCTAATCCTGAGTTTCCTTTATTCAGAAAATTAAATAGATTACTAACAGAGTACGGAACATTAGCTATACCATTCCCTAGATTTATGTTCAAAGCCATGGAAATGACTTACAATTATAGTCCTGTTGGATTAAATCACAGTCTTCTAAAACTAATATCAAGAAAAGTAACAGGTAAAGGATTTACTAAAGCTGAAAAAGATAGAGAGTTTAAAAGAGTGGCACAGGCTCTTTCTTCTGCTCCCTTAATATATTTAGGCTATATTTTACGTGATCCTGAAAATGGTGTAGCAGGCACTGATTGGTATAAAATTCAAGATGGTAAAGGTAACGAAATAGATACTAGAGTGTATGGTCCTATCATAACTCCTTACTTATTATTAGGTGAATATTTTCATAGAATGGATGGAGAGGGTAGAAGTTTTGGTTTTAAAGATTTTGTAGAGGGATTAACAGGTGCTAACTTTAGAAATATAAGATCTTTTGATAAGACTATAGCAGAACTTCTTGACTCTTTACAAGGAGAAGAATTTTCTGATATTAATAACTATGCTGCCGCTGCAGGTAAAACTATAGGTGAGGCAGCCACAGGTTATGGACAGTTTCTTTTGCAGTTTGGTGATTTTAGATTTGATTCTGATAGAAGACGAGATTACAGAGAAAATCCAATATATGAAGATGGTACAGATGCTTTCTTAAAAGAGTTGTCTCTACCTTTTAAAAGAAGAATAGATGCTTTTACAGATGACCCAACAAAACCTTTTGCAAGAGACCCTAGAATTACAGACATACCTGAAAGAGTTTTACCTTTTATGAAAGTTTTATTTGGTGCTACTTTAAATAGAACACCACCTGATTACATATTAGAATTAGGTCTTATGGGTTTTGATTATGCCACATTCATGGCTAAAACACCAATGGCAGACATAAATAGACTAGCAAATAAAAAGACTGCAGAACTTTTGCAAGAAGAAATGGCATTGTATTTAGATCAATTAAAAGCAAACCCTGACTTTCAAACTGTTCAAGAAGATGGAACTATGAAATATGATAGGAGTAAGGCTAGAGGTAATATAGATTCTTATGTAAAAAGTATAAAGAAACAAGCTCTAGCAGAAGCTAAAGCAGAATTAGGTGATATGACAACATTAGAGGGTCTGTTATTAAGATATAGAGGTATAAATCCTGATGCTAGAATCTCTGCAGAAAAATTATTTGCAGATATAAAAGCAAAAAGATTAATGAAAAAATACTCAAGCACTTTCCCTATGACAAAGGAAGACCTTGAGCCTGATTTTAGTAATTATGATGATTTGTTTGATTTATATAATATAGCTAGAAATACAAGCACTATGGGTGATAAGTTAAGAAAGCTATCACCTTCTAAACAAAAAAGATTACTAACCACTAAATAAAGAACGCATGATACCCATGGCTAATGAAGCACATGCTACCCCATTCACTGTAAGCAATGCTCTATCATGCCATAGGTATGCCATGCCTGTTAGTAGTCCTGTACCTATACACGATGCTACTAAATCGTAAAAAGGTAACACACCTGCAGACCTGCAGATGATACCTGACATAATCAAGAGTGAACCTGACCATTTTAGATACCATGACAAGTCATGTACAGGTGTAATCTTATTAACGAGTGTCTCCTGAACCTTGTAACTTTCCTCTTTGTTTTCTGTCATTAAGTTTCTCCAAATTGTTTTCCATTATCTTTCCAAGACTGACACCCACTTCAGATGCTAACATGGCACAATACCACAACACATCTCCAACTTCAGATGCTACATCTGACTCTGTTCCGTCACGAATAAGTTTCTTTACCTTACCTGCAACTTCACCTGCTTCGCTAACAAGACCAAGTGAAAGATAGGGTAGTGCTTCCTTCTTTGGATATATTGCAGTTTCCCTTGCCTTTCTTTGATACTCATCTGCAGTCATCATACTCTTGTTATGCAACTGCATGAACTTCTTGGCTTCTTCTTCTAGCTTCTTCACGTTTTACCCTCTCCAAATTTTTAAAATATGCAAAGTTATAACCTCTTTGCCATTCCCTATGTTGCATTGTATTTGGGTTGTAGGGACTTACTGTAGCTATTATTTTATTTTTATTTACAGTCTGTATATACTGTTTACCTTTGAATGCATTTACCCCACGCTCAAACTGAATACGTAAGGGTGCATCATATTTACTTAGATTTGGATTCCTTTTTTTCTTCAATTTCATTGGCTTGTCTCCTTTCTAAATATTTAATTATCATTGATAGTCTGTCATCATACTTACCAATCTCTCCTATCTCTTTATCCATAGCTTCTACTATATCAGAGTGCTCTCCAATACCTGTAGACTTACTTAGATAGATTTCAACATTGGCAATATGTTTGTTAATGTGTCCTACATAATAGGATTTCAAAGCCGATAATAACATCTCTCTCATTTTAGTCTCCTTTCTTTACTTTGCTTCTATGTCTACGATCTCACAAGCACCTGCAGTACAAGCAAGTTCTTTGCTTCCACTTGTAGTATCTTCTTTCTCGTAATCTCTTAACTTTCTCCAATCTATAGCAGTTGGCATGAGCTTTGTCAAATTATTGTACTCTTCTTCATCTATATCTTGATAAGGAGCTTGTTTGTACGTGTGTTCACTAAAAGGTAAAAATGATATACCTGATACTTCATCAAAGTTATCATAAACCCATGAGCCAACTCTCATCCACTCGTGCTCTTTTACAGATATAGTTACAGAGGGTTTATGTTCACACCAATGTCTCTGAAACACAAGCCAATAGTTTAACTGTTCTATAGCAGTCATCTCAGTTCTAGTGATAGCACCTGATGGTGATTTCATAGGAAAGCTAAACACAGTTGTGCTATCAGGCTTCATGACATCAGGTTCTGCAGGAATACCACTATCCTTCATAAACTGTGTAAGTGGATCTTTGTTGTCACCACGAACAGTTCTAATATAAAAAGGGTTGTGTCTTGCATGTATACCTGACGCACTGTCAACTAATTGACTAACTGTACCACTAGGTTTGATACACGTTATAGCAGTTGATTGTGGGATATTTAAATCTTTAGCTATTTTTTTATTAGTCTCCACTGCGACTGTTCTTAATATTTCTAAATTGGACTCTATATTACTATTATTAGGGGATAAAACAGGGCAATCAAGTATACCTGTTAATGATACACCTAATAATCTTTCGTCTTCTGTGTTCTCTTTCCACACTTTTCTAAGATACTTAAATTTAGTAAGTGTAGATTGAAATGTACCAAGAATAGTAGATAGTCTAACTTTCTCTTTTAGTTTTTCTATATCATCTGTCTCTCTACAAACAACCTCTGTAAGATTACAAAACTGATAGGGTCTAAGTATAATCTCACTACATGGGTTACACCCAAACTCATAATCAGTTTCTCGTCTGCCATTCTCTGATGCTTTTACTTTAGCAGACTGACGATTAAAGATACCACGTTCACCTGATTTAGATTCATACAAAGATGTCCACTCTCGCATGAATGTACCCATCTCAGGCTTACCTTTAAATGCGACAGAGTTGTTGGCAAGTGCTCTTTGCCCTTCATTCTCCCACCATTGACCTGACTTAGCGTGTCTCATTTGGTCATCGCCTAAGTTAGACAAAGAGATGAGAGCAGAACGTCTGACACCACCAACAACCACGACTTCTCCTATCTTGCACATGATATCATGGCATTCTATAGGAAACAGTCTTCTGCCTTTTGCTCCTGTAAACTTTTCAATACAAAACTGAAATAGCTCTTCCAAAGGAGCAGGACCTGATGCTCTACCACCAAAAGTTTTTAGTCTAGCACCTGCAGGTCTAACCTGTGAAGTGTCCCAAGTTGGGACTTGTCCAACATATAACATAGCTATGAGTTCTCGTAAGGCTCTTGCCCAACCTTGTCTGCTATCATCTACTTTGATTGTTGTAGTGCTATTCTCAAAGTGTTCATTTACTACAGGTAACTTGTCAACATTCTCTCTTTCAACAGAGAAGCCAACACCTGTACCACACATGAGAATGTACATACACTCATCAAAGCTACGTGGACTATCCACAGGTATGTAACTGCAGTTGTAACCTGCTACATGACATCTATCCAAAGCTACACCTGATGTCATCAAAGCTCTCATGCTAGGCATGATACCTAAAGACATGATAGCATTTGACAACTTCTCTTGTAATGCTTTTGTAATCGTATAGTTATGATTCTTTTTAAGATGGTCACTCATGTAGTCAAAGTATCTGTCTACAGTTTCAACCCATGTCTCTCTTCTTTGCTCGTCTTCTTTCCATCTAGCATATCTAGAGAGAGCAATAAAATTCTGATAATCAGTTGGTAAATAGTTTTGCATTTAAATCTCCTCGCTTACTGCTCTTATGTGCTTTATCTTTATGCCTGATATATCGTGTATATAGTCTTGCATATAATCTTGTATCTCCTCTTCTACTCTACCATCTGCAGGAACAGGGTATTCTTCAGGATCAACTTCTAATGTCATCATAATTTTAACTTTTATCTTCATCTTCAACAACATCTATTAATTCATTGAGATACCATTGTGCTTTATATAAATCTTCTACACCATTCTTGTACCTGTATCTCCATAGGTACTTCATTATATTACCCTGTAAGTAATATTCAAAACCTTCATTAGTCATTGCTTTTATAGCCTGTATAGTTTCTATACCTGCTTTATTGTAGTGGGGTGGATGATTAACCATATCCATAGTTTGTTTATGATCTGATTGTTCCTCTGCTTGTTTGTTTCTCATTTTCATATACTCCAAATGTCTCATTGTTTACGCTCTATTGTACGTTCAAAGTTAACTTTTATCACGTTATCAGTTACATTGTCAATAGGCAGAGACTCTTTGATATCTTTTATTTCAGGTGTATTTAAAAAATCTTCAACTGCGTTTCTTATCTTTTCACTATCTTCCATCATTGTAATACCTGCACATACCATCTGACAAAGATGTTGCAAACCCCAAAAGCTATCATCATCTATGTTTGCTCGTCTAGCTTGTATGGCAAGTTGATATTTACCATCCCACTGACCCTTTTCATCAATAGATGGTATTACTTCTATAAAAAAATGATTTCCTCTGTTATTATATTGTTTCATATTATCTCCTTAATTTTTTGCCTACAAACTTTATAAAATTTAGGTGTTTGTTTTTACCTTTTTCTTTTAGCCAATCTTCAGGTATTATTCTATCGTAGTATCTAAAATTATGTTTTAAACACCATTGACCATAAGAAGTTTTAGAACCCTTATACAACTTAACTCTGCTATTTGTAAACACAAATCTAATATCTAATTTAGGATGTTGCTTTTGTATTGCCAAATGTTTACGTCTATCAGAAGCTAGAAACCTTCCTTTTGTTTCTATAATCAAACCATTGTCTAAGACGAAGTCAGGGGTATAGGTGCGATAGGCTAAGTCTTCCCATTCTATCTTGATAGATTCATAAGAAAATTTAAACTTATTCTCTTTCAGGTAAATGGATAGCTTGTGCTCTAATTCACTCCTATACCCATGCTTGATAGCATTTCTACGTTCTCTATGTGGAGACACTAGAGTAGTCTTCTCCAACCTGTAAATGGATTGAACTCATAAGAATCATGAGAATAAGTAACACCAAGAGCTTTCATCTCTTCTTTTACTGCTTCGTCTGCTAACTTCTTAGCTTCCATAGCTTCTC